CTCCTTTTGTTTAAGTTTATAATAAGTATCGGGGTTGTCTACAAATACATCGTGGTTGCACATGATACATGAGATAGGTTCCAACCCATCCCAATGTACACAGCCACAGTTACAGCAAGTCCATCTGCTTGGCATCTACAGGCTCCTTTAGTTTCTCTACTGTTAAGGTGTAAGCATAGTCACCATTGTCACTTACATAATCTTCTATAAACTTATACTCTAAATATAAACCAAGATCAATCAATAGTTCATTAGCTTCTTCTATGCCTACTTCAAATCCTTCTGATTTGTAGCCATGATAGCTCTTGTATCTGTCATTAAATAATATCATTCTCCACTCCTTATTATTGCAAAGTCTACACGAAACCCTAATGTAGCTTCGTCATCCCATGTCTCTTCGATAGACCAGAACTCTCCATGAGGTGCTGTATGTAACCACTCTTCAAAGAGTTCTCTTCTTCTTTCATCACTGTCATCAAGTCTTTCTTCAATCATCTTCTTCCTCCTCTACATAAGCAATCTCTACTGATCTTGGCTCTTCTACTGGGTCAATCCATTCTTTGACATGATCCATTATTTCCCTGTCATCTTCGAACCAGTTAATACATTGATCCATTGCTGATGCCTCATCTTCAGCCTCAACACAATGATTTAATTCAAATATAACAGACCTATAAGTCTTTACATTATATGTCTTCATCTTCTTTCTCCACTTCACTAGTAGTAATTTCCATTCTAGATTGTTTGGCTAGTGTATCCAGAGAATCTGCACAGGCAGAATAAACTTCTTCACTATCAAACACAGCCCACTTTTCCCTATGTATACTTGAAGTTGCATATACTATTACCATAATTTATTCCCTTTCTTTTTCCTTTGGATAGTAAACATCTACTATACTCTCACATTTAGGACAACTTAGGTTAGTAACCATGACATAAAATTCATCATCTATATCTTGGTCACCACCCCAAATCAACTCAGTCTTACAATGCCAACAGTTCATTAGATTCCTTTCGCATTAGATATGGATCATAATCTTTTATGATACCAACAAATTGCATACCTTTGCCCTCAAAATCAGACACATCATAAACAATAATATCACAACTCTTACGTACATATCTTTTTAAATGATCATACATTTCATCAAGTGTATCAAATGCTTTATGCCAATAAACTTTTCCATCATACTTATCAATAGAACATGAGTTATATTTTACTTTTTTGTTCACGCTACTAACAACTCCTTCCATGTGTTAGACTCTATCATCTTACGTACCTTCTCTTCTCTGATAGGCTTAACATTATGTAAGGATGATCCTTGCCTAGTCTGACCATGCGTAGACCACCAAGTTGCAGCATTGTATGCAGACCATAGACTACCAGTATCACTCGTACCATACTTATCATAGTTACCTCGACCATGTAAATGTCTAGACTCTTCATCGAATGTTTTCATAAGATTAGATAGCATAACTTTATTAGCTACTTTCTTTCTGGTCACATTGTCAGTACGTCTAGCTATAGTTTTACTAAACAAATCAATAGCTTGTGGTCTAGTAACCTTAGTGTCATACCAAGTACGCATCTCAGTCATACCTTCACCTACTATAAACTCACCAGCATTTTGTATCTTCTTAGCAAACCCACTAACATTAAAGTTCTTTGTGTGTCTACCATAGATGTAAGCCAGCTTGTCACCACTCACCAAAGTATTATAGCACATAGAACGCCATAGTCCAACCATCATATTGTTAGCCCATGTTCTATTCTGAGATGTCCTAAACTTTAACTCTGGTATAACAGTATCAGTAAGTTTACCTATGCTTTGCTCATGTGCTGGGAACTTAGCAGTAAGTTCTATCCTAGCCCCATCATCGTGAACATTAGTTTGAAACTCAGCATTAGTTAAGTCTAACCCCGACATACCAATAGCTTGCTCAACACTATCTACGATGTCCATGTACTGTACAATCTCATAGTTATCAGAGACTATACCTAATGGTTGCTTAGTATCCTTACGTCTAAGACCAACACCTATGTTGGATGGTACTTTGTATTGTGAATGAGTATGACCTTCCTCACCAAAATGAAAGAGGTTAAACTTCTCAACTTCAAAATCTAATATACTATGATCAAACATTATTATCTTCCTTTCTTTTTTGTTTCATTATCTTAACTACTTCTTTACTTCTTTCTTTTCTTACTAACTCTTTATCATTGGTTAAAGAACCTAGTTCAGCAAACCAACTCTCATGTAAAGTTTTAGTATCTCCTAGTTCTCTATCACTCATGTTTATACCTTTCATATCCTTGTTGAAAGTCTTTTACTTCTTCTTTTATTATATCATCTATTTCTTCTACAGTCATGTCTTCATTGTATGTATCTAGTATACCATCTAAGATATGACCATACCAACTATCATTATCTTTTCTTAAGAAGTCTTTGATTTCTTTAGCTGTATTAATTGTCATCACCTATCCTTTCTCTGCTGTAATCTTAGTTGTGTTACCTTGTTCATATAGAACTATCTCATTACGTACACCATCAGTGGCTGTTACTTCAATGGTGATAGCTTGACCCCAATTAAATTCACTAGTCTTAACTTCTACTTTATCTATGTTATGTATATTAATACTATTCATTACTCATCTCCTGTCCAGTTATAAAATTTATCCATAGCCCAAACTTTTGCATCTTCTTCAGTCATGCCCATGTCTAAGGCTTCTTCGTATAGTTGTAGTAGTCTTTCTTTTATGTCACTCATTAGTCAAAGCACTCCCCTCTAGTATACTTTTCATAGGCTTCCTCTCTTTTGTATTGGTTCCACCACCATGCTGGCATGAGGTTATACTTTCTCTCATAATCATTTGACCATTCAAGATAACTTAATACTTCATACTCATCTTCCATAATAACTCCTATGCTTTAATGTTTATTCTCTTACCTAATCTAAAAGATCTATCAATCTCGTAAGCTAGTATTCTCTTATCTAACTTACGAGTTTTGATATACCTATACCTACGCAATATCTTTAAGGGTCTTCGCATTGTATATCCTCTTAGATAATACTGACACAATAGCTTGCACATGTAAAGCAGAAACTTCTAGTCCACCATTCGGGAATCTTTTATCCCACTTCAAACCAATGAACTCACACCAGTTATCCCATAGATACTCTGACGTTCCTATCTTATTACACATGTCAACATATGCTTGAGCTACTGATAGTTGCTTGTCATATGGTGATGACTTGACTAGTCTAAATGTTTTAGGATCAACATTAAACATAGCCTCATTGTGACAATCAATGCACCCTACCTTACCTATGCATAGCTGTAATATAAATCCAGCCTTACGTGTACCAATGTTAGGTATTGAAAAGAGTGTCACCATTTTCTCTGCGTCAGTCATAGTCTCACTGAAGATTGCTTTATGTAATCTTTTATAATGCCTTCTGATATATTTGTATCCAGCATTTTTATGTGTACTATTCAAACACTTAGCCTTTGCACCATACTTCCTAACATCATTCATGTATCTAAGTATTAGAAAGAATGGTGTTCTAATTGTTACAAGTACAAATATCATAGTCCACATTGTAACAATAGGATAGCTACGGCATAACAACTCTATAGTTTTTTGATCTTGTTTAAACATTATTATTTTCCTTTCGATTCTATTTTATAAATTTCTTCTAGTAAATCTTTTTGTTTAGCTAATTTATTTAGATCATGCTTAGTTTTATTTAGTCCTTTCTTAAACTTCTCAAAGTTAAACTCTGGGTTTTCAAAAGCCTGTAACATAGCTTGCTGAAACTGTTGCTTCTTTCTTGTACTATTTTCTAGTGGTGGATTCTTACCTAAATTTCGTAGGCTGTCAAGCCTTAGTAAAGTAAACTCTATATGCTTATCATCTACAATTCTTAACTTACCTTCTTTATATTCTTGTACAACTGGTTGATTTCTTTGACTAGATTTATTATATATAGCTATCATTACACCTGCTGTTACCTCATACTTTTTCATGTGATCTAAGAAATCTCTATAGATTTTTACACCCATTGATGCAAAGTGTTTAGCATAGTATGGTATTTTCCAAGGTTGATTGTAGCTATTAAGTGCTATCATAAGTCTACTTATATCAATATCATTAGGTAGTATTTGAACTGGTATATCATACCCTAATTCTATCAAGGCTTCAGTCCTATGTTGCCCATCTATTATTAGATACTTACCATTAATATATATAACTTTTATAGGATTAACTTCTACAAAGTTACCTAGTTCTATGATACTTTTTTTCATAGCACTGATACAAGTAGATGTAGTTTTTCTACCTTGTACTGGGTGAGATGAAAGCATATCTCTATTCACATAGGGAATTAGTTTAATCTCACTTACTGTTTTTAAATTATCACTCATAGTTTTTCCTTTTCTTAATGTAAACATTATTGTTTTTAATTTAAGTAGTGTATTATTATTAACACTATCTCTGTTGCTAGTATACTTAATGTTATTGTTAAATCTCTCCTTTCTTTTCTCATGAAATCCCTAGACTTAAGCCAGTTATATGACTCATCATATGATTTATTCATAGTATATAATCCTTCATTAAATATAATATAGTCGCACCTATCACACTGATTAATACTATGTTACTCATGTTGCTATCCAGAATAGAAAACCTATACCAAACATTACTGCTAGTAGTATAAACTCAGCTACTCTCGAACTCCACCAAAACTTATCCATGATTTATCCTTCCTTTTCTATAGTTTCACGATGGCTTTCTAATAGATTATATAATGCTATCTCATATATTTTAGCATCATCGTGTAAGCCTTCATGGTGCAAATCATTTGCTATATCGTATGCTTTTAATACTTCTTTCATTATGTCATAGCTCATTTTATATTTCCTCCACAACTTTACGTATTTCACCAGAAATTAAAGATTTTATCATGGCTAATAAACCATGCTCCTCTATATGAACTAATCCTGCATGGTATCCCGTTTGAAATGGTGTATCAGCAGGATCAAACACAAAACCTTGAATGGCTTCCTCAATATCATAAATTTCACCATCTTCTAAGTCTTGAACACACGCATTTATACCTTCCATAACTTCTTCTATAAAACTTTCTCTCATTGTAATGAAAGACATTTGTTATTCTCCTTTGTTGATTAATAATTTGTGCATAAATATAGAGATAACATATTTATATTATCTCTATCTTAATGAACAAACTATACTGGCTAACAATAGATTACACTTGTTGCCAATCAATTACCTTTTCACCGATAGCAAAGCCAGCATTTTCTATTGCTGTTTCTATATCTTTTGCCTTTTCATATATGTAATCTACTACACCATTGTAAACTATGGTTATTCTATATGTATTTTTCATGGTTTGATTGTCCTATTAATGTTTTAAGTTAGGATATTTCTAGTGAAGGCTATCCTATGACCTACCTATGTCTTAAATTTATAGTCGTTTATAGGTTTAACAGTGTTAAATTATCACTCGACTTTTAATATGTGTATAAAAATAGGGATAGCATTTGCACACTATCCCGCATTTATAAACATACTAGGAAGCTATTTCTAATGCTCTCAATTTTAATGCCTCATAATCACCCTTGGGATTTTCTGGATCTATTTTTTCCATTCGTTTTTTCCCTTGAGATATGTAGTTTTCCCATGCTTCCTTTTCTACTTGTGCTTTTGTTTTTGTAAAAATTTTATCACAATCTTCAGACTTAATTTCTTTATCTCTTGAGCTATACCACTCATTACCTTTTATTTGAGCTTCGTTTAACATATAAGAACGCCCATTTTTACGAGGTTTTTTAAATGCATTCTTTTCTTTATCCCAATTTAACGGGGTAAATAATTGTATCCACATAATACAGTCTGACCTTCTCATTCCACTAGACATTGCATTTACTAGTCTAGTAAATTGTGTATGGTCGCCATTGCCTTTACCTAATGCGTGAACAATACAACCAACTAATGTTAATTGTATTTTATTTTGAACATTAGTAGTAGTCTTGGCAATACTTCCGATATTTCTATTAATTTCTTTTATATCCATTTTGTCAATTCCTTATGTTTATTTTCAATTAAGTATTAACTGATTGTTAATACAATCAAGGGAACTAATTAACCATATATCAGTTAATTAATTCCCTTTGTTCTATTAACAAAAAACTAAAAGAAAATTCATCAATATGACATATGTTAAAACAAATAATTATTTACTTAAAATTATACAGTGATTAACTTTTTTATTTATCTTATTCCCTAACTTAATAGGCGATAATTATTATCTAATGTATATAACAATAATTAAGCACAATAATAATTAGTGAATAGAACACCTTTTATTATCGACTATTTATTATTTTAACTATTAATGAATGGCTATATCTTTAAGTGTATAGCCTTACTTAATCCGAATTTTATGGTATCGAATAAACCGCCATTTTATCACTGTATTAGAGCGTTGTATACTTCCGATATGCGTTAGATGGTCAATACGTCTAAATGAATAGTTAGGAAAACTTTGATCTTAGGAACCCGTCCCTTGATCTTATCTAATCCCTACTAGGTATTACTAGCGTTAAATATTTACTAACATATCTAGATATACAATGGATAAAATATAAATGTCATTACAACATTTACAGTATTAACTTAATGAATTGAGACAACATATAACATTATATTTATTATCGTTAACCGCAAGGAATGCTCGCTTTGTTAGGAATGCGTCCAAGTTAATATTTTTTTAGCTAGTCAAGTTTAATGTCCGATAGCAAGACGTCTTTAATATCTGATAATTGTAAACTCCAAAATTTTCAATACATATCTTATTGCATATTGAAAACATATATACAAGTTTTTTATTATCCTTATAACCTATTGATTTTAATAGATAATAATAATTAAATTAGAATAGTTCTAAATTAATATTGCTAACCTATTGAAAACACTAAACAAAATAATTGAATATAATTGAATTATTTTATTATGTATTAAAATCAATAGGTTAGTAGATATGCAAGTAATGCATAATACTAGGGTAATTATACAATATTTAGTTAATTATTAAAATAACGGTAAAAATGGGAATCCAACCTAAAGCCTTTTAAACTATGCTAGGGTAGCAGTAGTAAAAATATATAGTAGGCATTACTAGAAACTAGCATAGCTCTATGGCTCTAATATCGTCATACAAAGGATTTTAATATCATCAAAATTATAAAAAATATCTAATATAAATCATCAAATCCCATATAATGAGAATGTAATATAATGAGAAAACGGCAGAAATAGGATGGTATTATATATAGATATAACCTTTTGTGAGTATCTACATAGGTTAGGAATCATCATCATATGAGATTTATCTATTTTTGAAAATCCCACATAATGAATTAAGGTATCTTTTAAGATTTTTACAAAATCCCACAATATGGGATTACATAACCCCACCGAAAAAAACCTGCGTGTGTCTGCATTGTATATATAAACTAAGAAGGAGGAAAGTCTACCAAATATAAGGGTCAGGATGATAAACCAATCTGCGGCCTACATAGTAATTAAGAAGTAATTAAGAAGTAACTTCTTAGTTACTATGATATATCTTTATTATAATCTATATTATAATTAAATAAATACTAATTAGTACTTGTGAAACTATATAATATAGTGTATAATATATAGTATGGATAATAATATTAATATAGAAGAAAATTTATTAGAACCCTTCCTAAACTTAAAGGGACTCCTCTCACAAAAAGTTGAATATCAATCAAACGAGAACTTCCTTACGTTTGTTAAGCGAATGGCTCCCTCTATTGTGTCTGACTTCAAGATGGGTAATCACATTAGGGTTATCTCCGACAAGCTTCAGGACTTAGAAGAAGGTAAGATCAAGAGATTGATGGTCTTCCTACCACCACGATCCTCTAAATCAGTGATATGTTCTAAGCTATTCCCTGCATGGTACATAGGTAGACACCCAGAACATGAGATATTGACTGTCTCACACAGTGATCAGTTGTCTTCAGACTTCGGCAGGTCAGTGAGGGACGTTGTAAACACAGAAGAGTTCCAGAAAATCTTCAGAGGAGTGCAGTTAAGGAGTGATGTGAGGGCAGCAGGTAAGTGGAAGACCAACCAAGGTGGTATGTATTACGCTGCTGGAGTGAGATCACAGATAGCAGGTCGTGGAGCGCACATAGCAATCCTTGATGATGTCATGTCTGAGGAGGATTCTTTCTCAGAAGCAGGTAGAAGGTACATCAAAGAGTGGTATCCTGCTGGACTACGTACACGTATCATGCCTAATGGTGCAATAGTTATCATTAATACTCGTTATCACTACGATGACCTGTGTGGTTGGCTACTAAAGCAACAGGAAAACATGGGTGACTACGACATTATCCCTTGGGAGGTCATTAAAATCCCTGCATGGCTGGACGAAGACGCAGCAGATCTACTGGATCTACCTGTTGGTGGTAGTTATTTCCCAGAATGGAAGCCAGATGACGTACTCAGAGTAGATGAGAATGAAATTAAAGCTAGTAATGGTAGCAAATACTGGAACTCTCTGTATATGCAAGACCCAACACCAGAAGAGGGTGGTATAATTAAGAAAAGATGGATACAAGAGTGGGTAGAAGATGATCCACCTACTTGTGACTTTGTAGTTCAGACATATGACACAGCATTCTCCACCAGAACTACGGCTGACTACTCTGTAATCCAGACATGGGGCATATTTCACATGTATGATGAAGATGAAGCTGGATATGAAAGCTATGCACCCCACCTAATCCTGCTTGGTAACATCAAAGGTAGGTTTGAGTACCCAGAACTACGTAAGCTTGCACAGCAACTGTACAATAGCAACAAGCCTGACGTATGTATGGTAGAGAAGAAGGCTAGTGGTCAGTCATTGATACAGGATATGAGAAGGTCAGGACTACCAGTGATGGAATACACACCAGATAGGGATAAGGTATCTAGAGTATATGCAGCTTCACCCATCCTAGAAGCAGGAAGACTATGGATACCCAAGAATAAGAAGTGGTCAGAAGATCTCATAGAAGAACTCATACGATTTCCAAATGCTGCTCATGATGATCAGGTAGATGCCATGACAATGGCTATACACTACATGAAAGAATCATGGCATCTAACTCACCCTGATGATCCTGACTTTGAGGATGGTCCTAAATCTACTAGAAGTACCTATTGGACTTTTTAGTTTGGGATATTAACTTTTCTGTGTTATAATATACGCAGGGACTCAAAGGGGAAAGTATGTCAGAATCATATAAAACAGCTTTACAAGTATTACAGAATAAGTTAGGTGACTTAGATAGTCCTTTAAATATTCTACGTAAGTTTGGTTTACCTGTACCTAATGCAGAACAAACAGCTACAGTTTTAGAAACAATTAGTCCTGCTGCTGATATCGAAGAAATGATTACAGGTTCAGAAGAATTTTCTAAAGGTGATTATATATCTGGTGGTGCTAAAATGCTTGGCGGTCTTGCTGGAGTTTTTGTTCCCGGTTCAGCTAAGATTAGATCTACTGGTAAAGCAGTAGGTAAAAATATAGATGATCAACTATTAAGATTAAAGTATACTAATCAAGAAAAAAGTAATGTACTGGGTGGAACATTTAAACCTATAGTAGGAATGGGTAAAAGAGGTCCTATAGAAGGAGAAGATTTATCTAATTTAAGTACATCTCGTATAGAAATAGAATCACCTCCCGGAGCAGTAGGGAGAAGAAATGCTAGAATGGAAGTTTCTGATGATGTTAGTATAGATACTCCATTTGGTACTATATCTGATGATGCTATAGAAGTTAAAGCAAATTTAATAGATAAAAAAGGTAATTGGGATTGGGTAGGAAAAAAACCTAAAGATTATAAAGATAATGATTTTTTAGTTGCCCTTCAAGGAGAAAAACTAAAAAAGGTTTCTCCTGAAGGAATTACAGATCATGTTTATACTCCTAAAGTAATATATGAAAAAGGTGGAAAATTATCTACATATGATAGAAGAGCAGCTAGAGTACAAGGACAACCTTTAGAAAGAACAGATAAAATATATAATTATCTTAAAAAAAAGGATAGTAATAAAGATTATGCTAGAGAAATGTTTAATAAAGATTATAAAGATTTAGCTACATTAGAAAAAGAACTAGTAAAAAAAGCAAAGAGAAAAGAAAGCTCAAGACTAGATAATACACTTAGAGGTCCAAATCCAAAGGGAAGGCCCACAACAATAGGTGTACCTATATTTGGTAAAAAAATAGGAAGTATACGTAAAGGTAAAAAAGGTAAAGTACATCCAGTTTATGATCAGATTATTATGAGAGAAGCAGGAGGGCAAGTAATGCCAATGCAATATGGTGGTGGATTGTCTGACGCATACTCAACACTGTCTGACCGTAGGCGAAATCAGAACATGTACGGTATGGGTGATGCACCTATGCAGCAAATGCCTTCACAGATGAGCAGTGCCTTTCAAGATCCTATGGAAGCTTCAGCATTCTCTCCAGTAAACATGGAACATGGTGGTGACATTGTAGTTCCAAAAGAAAGAATGATTAATGATCAACCACATGAACTCTCCTACATAAACCCACAAGAAGCTGGACTACTTAAAGCTCTAGGTGGTAGTGGTCGTAGAGTAGATGGTATCCCTGCTTATTTTTCAGGAGAAGAAGGTACTGACATGGATGATGATATTGGTGAATCTTTTAGTGGTGGTGATGCTACTGACTCTGGAGATATGGGAGATGGTAACTTTGCTACAGATCCCGGTCTAGCTCAAGGTATAACTGGAGTAGCTCCTTCTACACCTAGTGAAGAAGATGATTATAGTACATATGCAACATATGGAATACTTGGAGATACTAGAGATCAAGACAAAGCTCCGGGTGAAGGAGATCCGGGATCTTTTCAACAATATGGTCTTACAGCATCACAGATAATGGATAATTATAATAAACAAGGTGGTTTTTCAAGAGATATGGGTCCATTACTTGACCTGTATACTCCAGAACAACTTTCCAGAGCTTTTGCAGTTCCGGGTGCAGTAGCTAATATAAGAGATGCTTTTATGAATAATAATTTTGTAGGAGGAGGATTACCAAGTACTCTTCAAGATGCTATTAATAAAGGACAGAATATACAATATGGTCCTGCATTTTTAGAAGCAGGAAATAGAGCAAGAGAAGAAGAAGAAAACCCCGGAGAAGAGAAAGGCATTATTTCTTCAGCAATAGATACTGTTAAAGATTTTATTATGGGAGGAAAAGAGTTAAGTCCTGAAAATCAAGCACAACTTAATGCTGACTTATCAAAGTTTGGAGCAAGCTTTACTCCTACTAACGCTTTTGCTCAAACAATAACATCACTTGCAATTCCTATGGCAGCTACATTAGGTGCAAAAGCATTAGGAACACCACAAACTTTAGGATTTATAGAAAATAGAGATGGATTAACTTTTGAAGTTACTAAGGATTCAAAAGGAAACATAGGTACAGAAGTAACTTCAGGGCCGGGAAGTAGTGGTGGATTAGATCAAATAGATAGTAATGATAGTGGTAATGATCAAGTAAAAAATAAAGTAATACCTCAAGCTCCTGTAGATAAACCTGTAGTAGAAGAAGATGAGAAATCACCAATGAGTAAATTACTTGCTAAAAGAATAAATAATTCATCAACAATAGATCCTAATGTAAAAATTATAATGGATGTTTATGGTATAAGTCAAGAAGAAGCTCAAGAATTTCTTGGTAAAAAAGGTGTAGGCACAGGTGGTGCTTCAGAATTTGAAGGTATATAAAAGGATAGAACATGGCAACTGAACGTAATCCATACGAGATGAAGCAAGAAGAAGTAGCTAACGTAGTTCCAATGCAAGCAGAGGAAGAGATGGAAGCTACCTTTGAGGTTGATCCTACAGATGGTGGTGTGATTGTAGACTTCTCTTCTGAAGAGCAAGTAACTATGTCTGCCTCAGAAGAGGTTGCTGAATGGTATGGTAACCTAACAGACACATTAGAAGATGACTACCTAGATCAGATAGCTGATCAAGTTATAGATAACTTTCAAGCTGATAAGGATTCCAGAGCAGAATGGGAGTCTATGTTTGAGCGTGGGTTTGATCTACTAGGTCTGAAGCTACAACCGGGAAGTGATCCCTTTGATGGTGCATGTACAGCCGTACACCCATTGCTCATAGAGTCAGCAGTTAAGTTTCAATCCAAGGCATCAGCAGAACTCTTTCCTGCCAGTGGACCTGTCAAGGCAAACATCATGGGTAAGTCTACACCTGAGAAAGAGATGCAAGCTAACAGAGTACAGAACTTTATGAACTTTCAAGTAACTGAGCAGATGCCAGAATACTTTGATGAGTTTGAAAGAATGCTTTTTCACCTCCCCTTAATAGGATCTGCATTCAAAAAGGTGTACTACAATGCAGCACTCAAGCGTCCTATGTCAGAGTTCATTCCTATTGACCAGTTCTATGTATCATACTATGCAACTGATCTAAGAAATGCTGACAGGTATACTCACCTAATATATCGTAGTCCTATAGATATGGAACGAGACATACGTGCAGGTATATACGATGACGTAGAATTACCAGAACCTAATGCAGAAGGATTGTTTACTGACTTCACTCGTAAGTTAGACACCATTATTGGTTTGTCTCCTTCTTCTGATAATGATCCACAGTATGCATTACTAGAACAACACTGTTATCTTGATCTTGAAGATACAGGAGAATCACTTCCTTACATTGTTACAGTTATAGAACAATCAAGGCAAGTGTTAAGTATTCGTAGAAACTATGAGCAGAATGACCAGAACAAAGAGAAGCGCAGTCATTTTGTGCATTATAGATTTGTTCCGGGCTTCGGTTTCTATGGATTAGGCTTGATCCACTTCCTCGGTAACCTCACCATGAGTGCAACTGCTGCCATGAGATCTCTCATAGATGCAGGACAGTTCGCCAATTTACCGGGTGGTTTCAAGGCTAAAGGGTTGAGAATGGTCGGAGATAACGACCCTATCTCTCCCGGTGAGTTCAAGGAGGTTGAAGCAACTGGAATGGATCTCTCTAAGGCTATTATCCCCTTGCCTTATAAAGAGCCTTCCTCAACTCTATTTCAGATGTTGAATTTTGTAAGTGCTGCTGGTCAGCGTTTTGCAGACAGCACAGAGCAAGTTGTCTCTGATGCTGCCTCCTATGGACCTGTCGGAACTACAATGGCTCTCTTAGAAGCCAGTAGTAAGTTCTTTAGTGCAATCCATAAACGAGTACATAAATCTCAGAAGGATGAATTTAGAATCCTAGCTAAGATAGACTATGATTATCTACCAGATGAATATCCTTATGATGTTCCATTTGAAGATCGTAGTATATTCAAGAGTGACTTTGATGGTCGTGTTGATATCATACCAGTATCTGATCCTAACATACCTTCTAACGCACACCGTATGATGATGGCTAACATGGCATTACAAATGGCACAGCAGTCACCACCGGGAATGTTTAATCTTGAAGCTTTGAATAGAACTATTCTACAGGCAGCTAACATGCCTAACCTAGAAGATATTCTACCACCAAAGATTGAGCCTCAACAGATGGACCCAGTGTCAGATATTATGGCTGCAACTAAGGGTGTGCCTATTGCTGCCTTTCCGGGGCAGAACCATGATGCTCATATACAGACTAAGATGGCGTACCTTCAAGATCCTAAGAATGGTGCTAATCCTATCATGCAACGTATAGCTCCACTGCTTGAAGCTAACATACAAGAGCATTCAGTTATGAAGTATCAAGAACAGATGAGTGGTGTAGCACAACAAGCTATGCAACAACTACCACCAGAACAGCAGCAGAATCCTTCTGTAGTTGAAATGGTAATGGCACAAGCAGCACAACAAGTTATGAATGCTAATCAGGCTATGGGCATGGCTCAGTCACCTGAACAACAACTTGTATCTCTTGAGCAAGCTAAAGTTGAACTACAGAAACAGAAGCTACAATCTGATACAGCCGTACAAGCTGCTGAGATGGAACTTAAGAATAAGCAACTTGAGCTTGATGAGAATGAACAAATTATCGGTATGCTTAAGTCAGGTGCTTCTGATAACTTTAAGAAAGAAAAAGCTGCATTAGATAGAGACTCTAAGAAAGATCTTAAAACTCTTGATGTTCTTGGTAAACTTTCAGTAGAAGAAACAAAACAAAATGCTGAAGATGATCGAACTAAAGAACGTATAATGGAGCAGATACTTAAGCAAAGTAAGAAAGACGAAAAGGATCTAGACATGAAAGGTTTAGATGCATTGGTTAAACTAGCAATATCTCAATCTAAAAAGGAGAAGAGTAATGATGAAGAAGGGTAAAGGATACTTAGAGCATGTCAAGAATACTGACAAGTCTTTTGGTGATCCATATGCACAAGATGTAACTGGTGGACGTAACATACGTAGTTCACTAAACAAATGGGATGACTTTTCTTGGAAGACATCTGGTGAAGGAGCCAAACTAAAGTAATGGAAATATGGGATGAAGTAATCAAGGAATTTAATTTAGAAATTAATAACCT